CCCCCACATCGCCTGCCGATTCCTTATCCTGTTCTCAAGACCAGCGATAAACTTCTTTCGGCTTGAGTCGTTGTAGGCCAATTCGTATTCGTAATCCAATTGCGCCTGACTCATGGCTTGCATTAACGCGCGTGGGTGAACTTTGTCTATTGCTTCCATAGTTTTCGGACCAATCTTGCCATCCACATCCACCCTAACCTTGAGAGCATTTAGCCCTTTCTGGATAAACCTTGTTGCACCGCCCATCCCTCTATTGAACGCGAGATCTTGCGTGAATGCTTGCATGACTTTAGGCAATTTGGATACGAGTGGGCTGGTGTATTCTTTGATGTATCGTGCAGCTTCTTTCGCTCTTTCTTCCGCTGGCAACTCTGAGAGCTTCTTGAATTCTTCTGGATGGTATTTGTCATTGATTCCAGCTATCTCGTAGCTTCCACCACCATCTCCATCAGGCAACTTGTAGATCGCCAAATTGCCATTGTGATCGAACCTACCCTCAAGCTTGACTGTTTCAATTGCAGCCAATAGGAGCGGATCTACTTCTGTTCCGCTCATAGCACACCCTATTTCTTATTGATTTCTTGCTCAACCGCTTGATTGCGGAGGGCATCGTGAATTTCCTTGATGTCTGGATCTTGGTTTGCTTCGTAAATCTTGTTTAGCGTGGCGATAGCTGCGGATGTGTTGGAGACAGGCTTATTTACGTTTGTGGCAAGCCAGCTTACAAACTCTGGATTGGTGAATAGTCGAGCAGCCTGGTTCGCACCAACAAGTGTGCCAAGGATTCCAGATGCAAATCCAAACTTGCCAGCAGCGACTGATCCAACTCCGCTTGTGATCGTGGCAGGAACAACGACAGCACCAGCAGTTCCAGAAGGATTCGCCACAATGCTGGTGCTTTCCCTGATCTTATTGGAAACCTTGGCGATTGTTTCCATGTCATTCTTAAATTTGCTTCCGAACCTGCCAAACAAGATGTCCTTTGAAGCATTATCAAGCTTGCCGTAGTTCTGTAGGAATTTTGCAGTACTGAACACATCGCCTGTTTCATCTTGTAGGCCAGCAACAGCCTTACCCATCCTTGAAATGTAGGCAGCAGACACGGCCTTCTGAGCGTCCTTGGGTACTGCATTAAATACTTCGCGAAGCTTGGTTGGTCCATTGCGAGATCCGCTGATTACTGCTTGATAGGCATCCTCTGGATTCTTATTTAGAATCACAGATTGGATGGAATCCATTGTGTCATGGAATTTCTTGGTATAAACATTTGCCTTCTTGAAGGCAGCTTGAGCCTCTGGCCCTTGTTGAGTTGCTGCGTTCTCAAGATCCTTCGACAATGCTCCGTACAGACTCTTCCATTGCGCCTTGGGTACGTCTGGAGCCAGGTCAACTGTAGCTATCTTCTCGCCAACCCAAGAGCGTAAATCGCGCAATACATTAAATGGAATTTTGCCAGATGGACTTAATCTCTTTGTTTCCTCAAGCCCACCCAAAAGCGATGTTAGTTGCGTATTGGAAATTGAAGCTTGCAGTTCTGGTGAAGCATTGCCAAGCCTATTGGTGAACTCATACAATTTACCCATAGTCTCGTCCGAATTAATCGGAGTGCGCTCTGGCATATATTGGTCAAAACGATTATAAAGAGCCTTTTGGGTCTGCCTCGCCCTTGGCACAAACACCTCAGAGAATCCCTTCTGGATTGCCTTGCCTGCCTCAACTGGTTCCGTGATTGGCGATAGCTGAGTCCTTAGTTCCTCAACCTTTTTGCCAACTTCGGCTTGTTGTGTCATGCCCTTCTCGCGCATTGCAGTCATTCCGCTTGGGAATCTTCCTGTGCTTGTTTCGATTGCTTGGGTCAACGGATTCTCGACTGCTTGTGCCAGGGTTGGTGTAGTTCCAGCTTGACCATATAGCTCAATATTCTTGGCAATCTGCTCTTGTGTCTTACCACCGCGAAGCATTCTTAATATGAAATTTTTGGATGTCTCAGTTGCCCCAGCCGTTCCAGCGATCATTGCTGGGATTGGTGAAACTCCAAGCTTACTTGCAGTAGATGCTACTTGAGCCATTCTTGAAATTGGCGAAGGAACAACAGCTCCAGCTAATCCAACAATCCCTTGCTCCAGCGGACTTGCGCCAGCTTCCCCAGCAGCAGCAGCAGCTCCAGATCCAAGTGCAGCACCAGCAACCTGCGTCCTTGGCGAAGCACCAAGTATCTCGCCTATTTTCTTAATCGCCTTAGGCGCACCCTTCATCCCAGCCATAGCTTGACCACCCATAACGAGCGGAACCATCTCGGCAACTCCACCCACAACCCTGGACTCAATGCGCTCAAGCGGAGTCTCTGGTTTGGGCAGTCCAATCTGATTCTTGATATCCTCCAGAACTGCGCTGAGTTCTGGTACTTTCCTCTTCTCGTCACCCTGCGCAACGAGCGAATTGTAAACCTTTGCGCCGATATCGGCCAAGAATGCGCCAGAAGCACCAACGCGAGCAGCAGGGGCAGCAACCTCAAATGGCGCGCCTGCTATTGCCCCACCAACAGCACCAACAGTCGCAGGCGTAATCGCTTCGCGCGCGATTAGTCCAGCCTGTCTACCCACCATCTCTGGAATGCTTCTGTCTTGAGTGGCTGGAGCTTCAACCGCAATCTCCTCACCCTTACTATTTACTGGTATGAGTGCCATTGTTTTATTATGGGGCTAGTCTGAATTGCTGACCATTTATATTTACAACATCTCCATCACGCATTCCAGCAGCGCGAGCTTCGGCTTCAGTTTTAAATGCACTCTTTCTCTTCATTCCGAATGAACCAATATCTTCTGGATCTGCATTGGCATCAAGAACGGATTGAACTGACTTAACTCCAAATCCATTGGCGCGAGCATCGGCAACAAACTTTCTTGCCAAGACCTTCTTTAACTCGCCTAGTCTTTCTGGCGCAGCAAAGTTAATCACGGCAGTAGGATCGGCAATTGCAGTCATCAACACGTTCCTGTCCTCCTGCGTCATCGTGCCAGGACCACCAATTGCAATACGCATTTGTCCAGCAAGAGCTGTCCTGATCGCATCCGCGCGAGCCATGAGTCTTGGCCTAGCCAAAACATCGCCTGTTTGAACTTGATTGCCAAGGTCAAGGAGTTCGTCGATTCCACCAACAGATGAGACAAAGTTTGGCACAAGTCCGCGCACTTCATTGGCAGATTTCTCGTTGCTGGCCATTCCTTCAAGCCCAGGGATCTTGAGTGCGTTCTGAGCGATCTTCTTGGTCTGAGCATCTTCGTATCCAGACATTTTGCCAATGGTCTGCTCCGCAGCCATGCGTTCTGGTGAACCTTCTGGAAATGAATTAATATATGCTATTCCCTTCGCCTTCATCGGAACGAGCTGTTCCAATCTCTGCTGGTAAATTGATCCAATATTTGCAGTAGCTGGAACTGTTCCGCCACCAAGACCTTCTGGTACTGGAAGCGTTCCAGTAAGTTCGCCTAGTTGCTTGCTTGTCGCAGCCTGCGCAGCTTCTGTTCCAATCATCCTCTTGCGCATGTCGGCCTCAAGCTCTAGCGCAGGGCGCATCATTTGAGTTGCCATATCCTTTTGCATGACAGGACCAGCAGCTCCTTCTGGAAGCGTAGCTGATGCGGATTGTAAATTTTTAACTCGCTCGCCAGCATATGAAGCAAGCTCGCCCTGCGCTGCCAAGTCCTGCTCCAGCGCGCTCCTTAGTCCGCTAAGACGAGCAGCCTCGATTGGTGCGTACTCAGGAGATGCCTTTCTGCGCTTCTCTTCTTCGGATGCAATTTCGCCTTTCAGCTTCTCAACCCCAAGCATTCCCTTCTCTCTATCTGCCTGGAGCGCAGCTTGTCCTTCTGGACTCTTTAAATACTCTTGCTCTGCATTAAACTTTTCAATCTGAGCGCGCAGGTAGTCCTGCTGCATCTTCTTTGTCTCGCGCTCAGTCGCAACATCAGCTTGCTTCTGCCTAACAGCCTCTTCGTAGGCTGGGCTTTTATAAACAGTAAATGGTCCGAACTGTACTAGATCGGCCATGTTATCCTACACCTCCAAGACTGTATGACTTAAATGCACCAGATATAGGCGAGAAAATGTTGCCAATTCCACCAGCTATCTGCGCGAATTGCGATGCGCCTGATTGTCCTTGTTGTTGCGCAGATAATCCAGAAACATATGTTCTATATGTATCCGAACCATAGTTGGCTAATGTATTGTAAATTGATGCAGCATTCTGCGCCCCTTGGAATCCAGCATTAGGATTTACATATTGATATCCAGCGGTAGCGGTTGGGCTGGTCTGGAATGCGGTTGTATTTTGCGGAGCTGATGCTGCCAGATAGTTGTTCAATAGATTCTGTTGCTGACCTAGTCTTTGCGATGACAAGTTGTATACGCTTGGACCAGAAGCTGCGAACTGTTGAGCTGCACCGAGCCTACTCTGATCAAGTGCATTGCGAAGGCTTACATCGCGCGCCATTGCAGCACCAGTTGTTTCTCCTGAGGACAAGAATTGTGATGCTGCGCCAAACCTTGCAAGCTTGCGAGCTTCGCCAGCAGCACCAGTTTCTACCGCCTCTTGAACCGCAGGGGCAACACCAAAGATATTACCGCGAGCAGTCTGAGCAGCGCGAGCTGCCTGCTGGTATTGACGCTGTTCTTCAGCACCAAGTGTAGAACCAAGTTTTAATTGGTTTAAAGCTTCTTGTTCAAGACTATTGCGAAGTTCCTCAGTTTGCGCGGTTGTTGTTGGCGCAGTTGGAGTTTCGGCCATTTTCTTGTATTGATCCGCAAGCGTGCGAACTGTCGATCCAAGCGTAGGATCAATTTGATCAATTTGAGCCATCGTCCTTTCTTCAGGAAGCTGTAGGCTCTCTCTAAATTTCGCAACTGTTGTTGCAGCCTTTTCTCCAGAAATTGGCTGGTAATTATCGTAAAGACTTTTTGCGGAAAGCGTGTCCCTTTGAACTTGGGCAATTTTAGTATTTAAGTCGGCAATGGTTTTTTCCGCATCAACCCTTCTCCTGTCATTAGTTGGAAGTGATGATATAAAATCATTTGCACTAGCAAGTTGACTTTGAAGATCTGTGGTAACAGCGGTTCCAGTATCATAAAGAGACTTATACTGGTCTTTTCTGGCAGTATTTATGTCATTTAAAATCTGAGCATCTGTTACTTGAATATTTAACTTGCTGGCCAGCCCTCCAGTTCCAAAAACTTTTTCCCCACTAAGATCTGCCAATCCAGATGTAATTCCAGCAGCAGTTTTTGAGGCAGCACCAAAACCAGTCGTAAAATCGCTTACTCCATAGTCCTTGAATTCTTGAAGATATATTGGCGCAAATTGATTTGCCTCTAATATCAATCTGTCAAGCTTGTCCTGCTCAACAAATGCCTTACCCTGCTCGGAATCTCTTTGCGGTCCAGCTGGAACTTGATTAATTCTTGCATTTTGTGTTTCAAGCTTTTTTCTTTGATTGTCAATCTCGTTGATTGCATCAATTGCAGTCTGCGACTGCGCAATAACATCCTTCGCTTGTTGGCCTAAATCTTTTGAATCAAAGCTTCTTAAATCATTTGCGTATTTCTGTAGATTTGCCTTTTGTTTTTGAGTTAAATTTTCTATGCCTGTTATGGCTCCTGATGCAATTTCAATGTAATAATTGTTTGCAGCTTCACTAAAGTTCTTTGGATTGGATATTTTAGCCCTATCAGATGATCGGCTTATCAAAGATTTTTCAGTTGGGGTTAAGTTTGAGTATCCAATTTGATTGGCAGTTTCTGCCGAACTATTAAAATTTGTAATCTTATCTGCTGCCGATTGTGAAACTTTTTCTAGATTGGAAATGGCTTGTGTGTTATTTCCGTTTCTTTGATTTTCTGTCCATTGATTTAAAAATCTATTTTCATTCTTTCCGTATTGATTGTAGTGTTGCTCTGCCCTTGGTCCCCAATATGGATTATTTGCAATATCTGGATATTTGGCCAAATAATATTGTAGATCAAAATTATTCTGTGGCTTGCTTATTTCCTCTTTGAGTACAGTTGGATCTATCCCTTGAATTCTCCCTGCTCCGACTGATGAGAATACAGTATCCAATCCAGATCTGGCAACAACAAGTGGAGCAGTCGGAGGAGGGGGAGGAGGAGGAGGGGGAGGGGGTGCGCCTCTACCGCCACCGCCGCCACCCATATTAAGCAACCTCCTTTAGCATCAATTTCATTTAATTATATTTCCTTAATTTTATTAACCAGCTTTATTTTTCCCAGCAACTGCAAGATAGTCAAATGGAATAGAACCAGTACCCTGCTGAACTTCAGCTGGAACAGCTCCCATTGGGGGCTGCCCATAAAGTCTAGCAAACTGTAGCGCAGCTTGTTGGCCAAGTGCCTGCTGTGTGGCAAAGGCATTTGGCGACATTTCAAATTGACGCTTCATTTGTTCAAGAGAGCGTTGTGGTCCAAGCTCGCGCTCAACCTGAAGTTGCGCTTGGGATGCTCTCTGTAAGTCAAGAGCAGCCATGCGCCTGTCTAATTCTCGTTGGCGCGGAGCATACTTCTCGCGAATGTTTGACTCAAGCTTGGCAATTTCTGGCTGAGTCTGGATATATGTTTCCAATGAAGATCTGTAATAAAGATCATTTGCCTTCCCTGCCTCCACAGGGTTGGGGGGCGGAGGAGGCGGAGGAGGGGTTGGGCTGGACGGACTGCCTCCCATATTAAGCCAGAGCCTTTCGCATAAACTTCATGTAATCATACTCCTTTGGGGTTCCTAAACGATTAAATATAATTCGCTTGCGGGGTCCAAATCGATTCCAGAGAATCAATAGCAAGCCTTTGAGTGGTTCTACCAACTCAGCTCTTTTAATACCACTAGTAGCACACAAGTCAACAAATATGTTATCACCATTTTCGCTGTGGACGTAATGATCTGGATTAACTCCATTAGGGATACACCTTGCTAGGGCTACACCATGAATTTCACCATCCTTATCTCTAACAGTTCCCATAAGTCCTTTACTATCAAACCAATGCACCCAATCTTCAAAGTTGGGCCACATTGCCTCAATCACACCACTTTGCTCAAGAAACTCTACCTGGGTCATATGTTTTGCTGAATCTGAATTGTATCTGGATTCGCTGCCATAATGACCCCTCGAATGGAGAGCTTCCTACTAGCAGCCTCAACCTTCATCTTGATATTGCGCCACTTGTCGTATGACCTAAGGCTATCCGCTCTGCGCTTGACAACCTTCGCGCTTAGTGTGGCTGGTAGTGTAAATGGAAGCGTCAATCCGTCAGGCGAAGTTGTGTCAACATTCGTGCCAAGAATAATGTCATTGCCGTCCGTATCCCTGCGAATGCTTATCGTTGCGTTGGTAGATCCAGAATTGAAGAATTCAACCTCGTAGTGCGATCCGTACTTCAGCGCAAAGCGATCATCAAATTCATACGCCTTTGTGACAACTCTGCTCGTATAGCCAGTACCAAAGTCTTGGAACCCTGTATTTATGTCAACTGAATCTGAATCCTTATAATCCGTAAGGTGACCAACCCTTGAGTTGGTTGTGCCTATGCAAAGTTTGATTGTGTTTGTAGTGAATCCAGAACTAAAGCTTGTCTCAACCATCCTTGCTGCTGCTACTTCCCACAAGCCTTCAAAGCAATTAAAGATTGAGTTGTACACCAATATGTGGCTCGGTTTGGTTGCCGAATCTAGGGGTATGGCGAGGAGATATCGATTGTTGTGGAATGTTGCGTTGCAAGTATCGATATAACTCCTATTGATCCTTGCAATGATGTCCTTAACTGGCTCGCTTATTGTGAGGCCAACTGTGGAGAAATCATCCGCCAAAGACCTTGAGACTGATCGTATGCCGTCATTAGCCAAGAAGAACACATCCTTGTTTACGAGCGCAACTGATCTGCCTGCAATACATCCAATCCTATTTGAAACTGTCTGAACAGTCCACTCCGCTGCGCTATTTGTAAGCGACAATACGCTTGTTCCTGATGTTGTCGTTGTGCTTGGCGTGACATCAACCAGGTAGATCTTGTTCCTCTTAAACACGATGATCTGAAATCCGTAGAAGGGCTGGATTGCAATAATGTCTTCGCCATCATCACCCCCCACAATGATTGAATTGGTGGTCTTCCATATCTCTGGATCGAGAATGTCAGAGGCGTAAAGAGTGTTCCGATCCTCGCCTGTGCCTACTGCGAATAGGCGATTGGTGAATGATTTGATTAGGCGCAGGCCAGTAGGGGCTAATTGTGTTGAGATTGCTCCAGTTGCAGTTGCTGCCGTTCCAGATGATGGCGGTGCTATCGTTATAGTTGGTGCGGATGTATATCCAGACCCACCATTGGTAACTGTTATTCCAGTAACAATACCACCTTGCGAGGCAGCATAAGATGCAACTGCTGTTGCTGTTGTACCATAACCCATTTGTGGTGCAGAAACTGTTACTGCTGGTGCTGATGTATATCCAACACCTGGATATGTGATTGACACAGACGCGAGTCTTGTTCCCTGCCTATAATTCGTTGCTCCTGTGGTTCCGTTGCTAAACTGCAAAAAACTCTGTCCGTCTGTCCAAAATAATTTATTGTTTAGCTGGGCAAACTCAATTTGATTTGTGGAATTTGCAGATGTTCCGCCAGTAGTCGAGAACGTGCTTGAACCTGTATTGTAAGAATAAAGAGATCCGTTTGTGGCCAGAATAATTGTCTCAATGTTTGGCGTATCGAAATAGAACATGCCTTGAACTGTGCTTGCCGTGGAAAGGCTTGTTGTAACTGTCTCAATCCCCTGACGAGTCTGAAGGTTGCCATTGGGCGAGATGGTCATGTTAAGCAGCTCGGAGGCTGCGTTGTCCGCGATCAAGTTAGGCGTAATGCCAGATACCTGGCCACCATCAAAGCTTGGCGTGACAGCTACCGACAGTACATCATCTGTTGCATCCGTGAAATACGGCATGGCTTTATATGATCTCTTCTAAACCAAGTTCGCCAAGAGAGGATGGTGTGATTTGCTTCATTCCACCAACCTGGCTCAATTCGTAGTTCGCCAT